ATGCAGGCAGTAACGGTGGTAAAAGGAGTTCAGGTTTTGGGTATTCGCATATCCGAGCAGAAGGATGATAAAGGGCAGGTGAAGGGGACTCGTATCTGGGGCAAAGTTGCTTGGATTGGCGAACATCTTGATATTGAAATTGATCCTATGCTTCAAGTTCCCGAGGGTAAGGATTTGGCAGAGGTTACTCTTTCTTCTGAACCGCAGAATTGTTTTAAGGAGTTCAGGGAGAAAGTTGAAAACAACAAATGGCTTACAAAAAAAGAGCATAAAGTTGCTTTTTTCGCTCAGAAATTGATTTCTTTCAAGGAAAAGGATGGTGTTTCGGCAGGTAGAACGGAACAGGCAAAAATGAAACTGTAAAGGTGTTAAAATGGGCTCAGAAGCTTTAAAGACTGAGCCTGTTTGTTCGATTGACAGATTAACAATTCTTATTTATTGCCCATATATGAACTTGATTAGAGAAGAATTTGATGAAGATGAGTTTGAAATGAAGCGCAAAAGAGTTGAAAAAATAACATCGTACATATTGGAAGACCGTTATAAAATGTTATCGGATGATTTTCATCAGGGACAGAGAACAAAGTGTTACGCTAAGCATTTTAGAACGGTATGGGGCCATGATATTCAGTTAGGCCCTATATATCCAGTACGCAAAAAAGTAGGAGTTAATACAGTAAATGAAACAGATGAAGATGGAAATATAATTGAAGTGGAAAAGAATGTATATGAGTATTTTGAGCCTAGTTATGGGCTGAGAGTTGAGTACAATCCGAACAAGCAGGACATAAGAGAAATTACAAATTTCTTCTCTGATTTTATCAGGGCGGTAATTAAAATGAATGGTGGAAAAATGATACCCGAACTGTTGAAGATTTCCCGTATAGATGTGGCTGTGGATTATGAACACAGTTTGTTTCCCGAACTTATAACAGCAGATAAAATGTATAAAAGTTTTACAGCTTCAAGCAAAAAAAAGAGTGTTGAGACCGTGTATTTTGGGGCTCGTTCCTCAAAAAATTATTTTCGAATTTATGATAAAGCTAATGAATTGAGGGAGAAACAGGGCATTGATTATAAAGGGGATTTGTGGCGTGTTGAGCTTGAAAATAAAGAACCTTTTTTAATTAATGAATTTCCTGACACGCTTTATAAAAGTTTTCAGAGATTGCATTTTTATTCGGTTGCTCAAGAAACTGGGGATTGGAAAGTAGATTTTGCTTTGTTTTACGCTCAGCATTTCGGTTTAACAGCGGCATTGGCTAAAATGCCAAAGATGACAGCTTTTGATTTCAAAAAGAAACTTGGAAGTTTGACTCTTTCGATAGAACATCCTGCAGAAGTATTTCGTTTGAATTTTTCCAATATATGGAAGAATGAAAAGAATAAAATTTTGTCTACGTTCGGGTTGACAAACAGTTTAGGCCTCCTTTGATTGTGCCTGCATTATCAAGGGAGTGTCCTAAACATTTTAAAGAGGTGTTTTATGTTAAATTTAAATGATTTAGAGTGTAATTCTGATTTATATGATGCTACAAATCAGCAATTGATTGCTGAGGCTAAATCTAAGCGTTTTTGTCCCTTGTGCGGTTTTGTGATGATTAAGTCATTTTTCAAGTGGAATTGTACAAATTCGCTTTGTGCTTTTTCTCATGATGTTTATGGCTTGACAGATGAAGAAATTACAGCGGTTCAGGGTGAAAATGAAGTTGAGGAACTGTATGAAAATCTTTTATAGGAAATGAACAATGCTTAACACAATTCAGGATGAAAAAGATTGTAAAGATATGGCAAAGTTACAAGATGAGATACATCATCTTGTAATAGGCTTAAACAAGGCAAAACGGCGTAATGATTTGCCGTATATCGACACATTAAAAAGCGAAATAAAGAGCCGTGAAAAACAGCTTGAGAAACTGAGGAGATTTTAACTATGTTTGATACGCCGTTTGCCTATTTCGTTTTTTTATCATGGTCTGGTTTTATGCTGGCTTTATTGGTGTATATCACTGTTTGGAAGATATCTCATTTCAAACAGTACGTTGAGAAGTGGTAATTAGTTTCTTATCTTCGGCCGGGATGGGAAATTTTTTTACATAGGTTCCAAATTAAAACAAAACAAGGAGTAAAAAAAGATGTTTAAGGGTCTGAAAAAAATGTGTCTCGCTGGCGTTGCTTTTGTAACGGTTGCCGCAAGTTCCGCATTTGCGGAAGTAACACTTCCTACTACAGGCGTTGATGTCGGCGAATACATTACAGCCGGGATAACTGCGTTGGGTGCTGTAGTCGCTGTAGCGATCGGCGGTTACGTTGCGTTTCTGCTTATCAAGAAAGCCTGTAAATGGGTTTCCAAGGCGATGGCATAAGCAAAGGTTAGGGGAGGGGACACCTCCCCTTTTTTATTATTATGAAAGAACAGCAAGTAACAATATTATTTGAGAAACTGGATGCAGTAAACGCTAATCTTACTACTGTAATTACAGCGTTGGAACAATTTGAAAAGATTATATTTTTACTGCAGACAATAGCTTTATCAACTTCATTTTGTTGGGGTATTCTTCTTATGCAACTTATAATTCATGCTAAAAATCAAAAGAACATTTTATGAGAAAAAGTTTTTTATTTTTCATTTTGCTTGGTTTATGTGTACAAGTAGTGAATGCGGATAGTTTTTCTGATTCGATGGCGACTTTTAAAAGTTCTGTTAATGGTAAGGTTTCATCTTTTGAAGGTAGTTTTAATACGAAGATGAACACTTTTAAAACTTCTGTCTCTGGAAAGTTTTCATCATGGGAAAAAAATTACTCAACGTACATGAATACTTTTGAAAGTTCTGTTAAATCTAAATGCGATAGTTTTTCAACGAATATAAATAATAAACTTTCATCGTTTGAGAATGAAGTTCGTAATAAATGCGCTACTACTTCTACAAGTGAGTTCACCGCAAAAGTTGATAATTTTAAAAGTGACGTAAAGAATAGTTTCAGCAATTTATCTTCTACTGTAAAGGATGATTTAAGTTCTTTCAATAAGAATTTACAGAATGAATTTGGAGCTACGGATTACGCACAGATAGCGGATGATTATAATAGTTTAGCAAGTGGAATTCAGGAAGATTACGAGGATAATTTATCAGATGCCATCGCTGATAATGGTGAGCTTGATGAGGCTTTAGACGATGTTGGAGAAGAAGCGGAAAACGAGTATGAGGAAAACAAAGTAGAGCCTGTTGTGAATGGCACGATTTTTAATAATTGGTCTATTAATCATACTACTCGTCAAGCGGTTATGTATTTACCTGTCGGACATACCTATAAATTATATGGTCATTCTGACCCCCATTATTGTTATGTGGGTGGAATTACTTCATCGAGTTGGGATGTGATTGCTGATCATTTATACGGTGGAAATTTTACGGTATCTGCTTCTTATTTAAATAGTTTTATTGCTACCGATGAGAATCCGGGAACATACTATGTGGAGATGATTGACCCAGGACCAGCGGAGACAGACACAGACGGAGATGGTTTTTCAGATGAGCAGGAGGCGAATGCCGGAACAGACCCAAATGATCCGTCTGATGTTCCGGGAACTGTTACAGAAGAAAGTCAGGTTTTAGATAAAGTTTCAGAGGGAAAACTTGATGTAGGTTTTGAGACTGGTATTGAGGCTTTGGATATGATAATAAAAAAGTTGTCTCCTGATTTTTCTTCTTTATTGCCGGGTGGACAGGAGGATTACAGTTTAACTATTCCGATACAATTTTCTCCATATATTGATATGGAAATGAACCTTGGGAATTGGGATTCATTGTGTGATGGAAAGATAGCTTGGCTGAGGATTTTTTGCAGAGGTATTTCTAAAATAGTTATGATATGGGTTTTATTGAAAGCAATAATTTTATCATTAAGGCAGTGGTAACATAATGGACACAATTATTAATGGTTTCAAATCGTTTTTCACATGGCTTTTAGAGTATATTAAAGGGCTTCTTAATACTCTTTTGATGCCACTTGCGGAAAAGCTTCCTGATATGAGTTTTGATTTTTCTCCTGTGGCTCCGTATGTGTCTTTTGTTAATTCATGGATAGCGTTGGATACAGGGCTGTTTTTGCTGGCAAGTTATTTTCTTTATATTATCGTTATGATTTCTGTCAAACTGATAGTTAAACTATTTATTCCTACGGTAGGTTAAAAATGGCTTCTGTAATCATTTTAACGACAGGTGTACCGGGTTCCGGCAAATCTTACGTCCGCTGTTCTAAATTCATTGTAGATTATTATTTATTGAATTCTGACGGTATCCATATTTCTAATTTTCCAGTGAATAAGGAATTTGTAGCGGATGAAGTAGTACGTCGTGCAAATTTTCTTAAAAGGGGCTTTTTTGCAAAATTAACAGCACCTTTTAGACGGAAACAGCATAAAGTTACGAGAGAAGAAGTTCTTAAACGTATACAGATTATTCCCGATGAAGTTTTACAAAGTTGGCGGCGTGAAGAGTCCGGCCCATGGGACTATTTCGAGGGTGTAGATTTAACGGAATGTCATATAGCAATTGATGAAATTCATAATTTTATTTCTTCTACAAAGAAGCCTGAATATATATCAAAGTGGGATGAGTTTTTAGGGGAAGTTAGACACAGAGGATGCACATTTGAGGGATTGACACAGGATATAAATTCAGTCGATACAGTGCTTAAAGGTAGGGCAGGGGTACGGCTGGAGTTAGTTCCTGCAGATACATTGAGAGACCCTTTTTTTAATATTATTATGTCTGACTGGTACGAATTAAAAGCATGTTTTACAGGTCAAATAAAGAAGTGTGTATTTGAGAGAGAATTTCAAAAGCGGTTTGGGCGATGGGCTTGTATTCATACTAGAAAGTTTTTTCTTGAGGCTGAATATTTCAAGTTTTATAATTCTTACAATGCCAGTTTAGCGGAAAAAGAAAAGGGGGCTGTAGATGAAAACAGGGCTCCTAAATATGAGTTTCAGAAGCGGACAAAACTTTCATTAGTAACATGGTTTTACTTAAAGAATTTCTTTCAGATAACTACTCGTTTTTTCATTACTTTTTTTGTGATATGGCTCTGTTTTTTTGGTGGGGCAACTTTTTTTCTGACTGGCTTTTTAGGGATGACGAAAAACATGGCAAAGTCGCAGAAAGTTGTAAATAAAAGTACTGGGAAAACTACTGTAAATACTGATAAAAAAACTGCGATTGACAAGTTGAATTTTTCATCGAATGGGCAAGGGCAGGGGACGGAAGAAAAGCAGGTAATTGAGTATATAAACGTAAAAGATTATGATGTATCTAACTTCAAGGATGAAGATCAGATAATTATATATGCAGGTGACCAGAAGAGAACGGAAAAAGACATTCAAAAGTTAAATGAAGAAATAGAAAAGCTTAAAAGAGAGAATGAAAAGGGCTATATGCCGGTATTTTTCAATGAAGCTGAAATTTTCTTAAAAAATGGGATGCGAATTTATGCAGGTTACAAATTTACAGACGGAGAATTCAAGGATTTGGAAGTTAAATCTGTCAGTCTTAAAGATCGTTGTTACTATCTTAGTAATGACAAGTGTTTCCGGATGCAATGATTTTTTGCGTCAAGACCCTGACCCTTGGCTTGATTTTTATACTGCGAAAAAAGAAACTGCGGAAACAAAGCAAACTTCTACAGCTACGTTCAAGACTTATTCTTTTTCAGCTCAGGAAATGAGCTTACCGTTGTTTATTCGTTGGTTTAGTGATAAAACAGGGGCAGGGGTAGTTTATGCGAATGAGGCTGATAATTTCAGAATTACTTGCGAATTTAAAAGTAATACTCCTGACGAAATAATGAATATGATTTCAAGGCGGTTTGATTTTGAGCTCGTAAAGCAGAATAATGCTTATTATCTTGGTAAATTGAAGCCAGAAGACAGAGGCATGTATGTAAAAAAAGTTAAAGGATATGACCAATCTGAAATAACGTCTGCAGTAACTGTTTTTCTCTCTGAATTCGGGAAAGTGTACGTACAGAAAGACGGTGTTGTAGTTGTATCTGATAGGGAAAAAGTGCTTTCAAAAGTGATTGAAATGCTGAATTTGCTTGAGAGTTCTACTGAAAACAGTTGGATTATCCAGTATTATTTTGTTGTTTTAAGCAATGATTTACTACTGCAGGGCGGTGCCGATGTTGTAACCTCAGGAGAGATAGCGTACAAATACAATAAAGACGGTGGGCTTACTACGGATATTAAAGATGTTGGCCAAAATATTACAATCAACTTCAATTTAAAAAGTTCTCTGGTCGATGTTCAGAGTACGCCTATGTTTATTATTCGAGACGGCACAGAATCATCTTGGCAGGATGGCCAGAGCGTACCGATTCCTCAAAAAACGGTTTCTTCGTATGGAGTGGTGACTACAACAGGCTATCAATACATTGATACTGGTATCATTGTGAAAACTAAGCTTCGGGAAACAAATCAAGGTGCAATCCTTACCGTTGATTTAAGCGACACTTCAATCACAGGCTACAACGAATATCAACCGATTTTAAAAAAGTCTGCCATGAAGACGGAAACGATGATTTCTTCGGGTTCTGTGTACCTGTTGGGTGAATTTTCGAAGTATGACAATACAAAGAAGCTTTCACAGGTTTTAGATCTTGAAGGCGAAACACAGAAGCAGAAGCTTCAGCTGTTTGGCAGATGCTACAAGATTGACAGATATATTCCACTTGAAAAAGATAAAGCAAAGCAAAACGGCGCTGATGCGATTGAGCATCAGCATAGTTTTGCGCCGCTTCCATAACGTCGCATAATATATATTATGTTAAGTTGAATATACCTTTTCCGGCCGGATAAAAAATTTACAACCAATTAACGCTTATATGCTTATGGAATTACCCAACCTGCCCTGTTAATAACCTGTTTCCAAGTTTTCGCCAACTC